TCAGTATTCAGCGTAGCGTTCAAACCAAACTGCGCCTCGTCCAATCCACCTGCTGTCTCTGGCCCGACCAGAATGTAATCCTCGCCAGACACCAAGCCACCTACGCTGAACTGCACGTTGTTGGGCGGGATGCGTAGCGTGTTGGTCAGGTCAAACAACTGATCCGAGTTGGTCAGGTCGGCGGCTTCGAGACCGATACCGTAGGCACCGATGATCGCGGAGCCGGTCGATGCCCCAATGAATTCGGGCGAGACGGTACGGGCAGTGACTGCGCCATTGACATCAGCGGTGGCTGAGCTGGTACCGCCTGAGATCGTGTCATTGTCGCCAGGCGCAACGCCGGTCAGCAACTGGACGTACATGTTGCCCACGGTTCCGTCATCGTCCAGAGCCAGCAGGGCCGCTGTCGCGCCATTGCCGAAGGTCAGCACTTCGTCTTCGCTGAACGGGCCGCTCGCTTCGTTGTCATAAGCGAACGAATGCGTGATACCACGGAACAGCTCACCATTCATTCCATGGATAGTTTCGGCAGTCGCCCGACGCTGAATCCACTTCGTGCGCTCGTACAGATCGTTGATCGACTGTGTGCCGAGATTCCACTCAGAGTAATACTCTTCCGCCGTGGAGTCGCCGTTCACGTCGATCAGGCGCAACCCTTCGGTGTTGGTGATGGTGGTCCAGCCTGAGATGGTTCCTTCTACTGTGGCGTTGTTCAAGTCGGCAGAGGTAAATATCGCCGCCGTGCTGTTACCGAGGCCAGCGGTCAGGGAGAACTCCGCGTAGGTGTCGCCTAGCTCACGGGCTTGAACACGCAGTCGCTTACCGTCAATGTCGCTACCTGCGTCTCTTGTCTTAACCATGATGCGCAGCAGAATGTTCGCCGCCGCATCGCTGTTGATACCGGCAGCCCAGTAGTTGGTGATGAGTACGTTGTTCTGCACGATTTGCAGGTTGGTGCCCCCAGGCACCGATCCCACGACAACCAGACCGGAGTACACCGTGTCACCGCCGCCCTGAGTGATAGAACCGTCATACAAATGCTCGGCCAGCGTATCGTCAATGTTGAACGGGCTGTTCAGCGTGATGATATTGTCGGTCGAACGCTCTGAAGGTGTGTCGCCAGTGATGTCGAGAAGGTCGTCACCGCTTGCTACCGCGTCATCAGCAAGATCTTGCAAGAAACGGTGGAATTCGATGACAGTGTAATTTGTCGTTGAGCCGGTGTAACGGATGTCCCCGTTCACCGCCACACTGATGTCGTCGGCAATGGCCATAAATTACAGCTCCGTGTAATGCGAGTGGTGGGAAGGGACTTACGTCCCGAAAACGGGCCGCCCTGGCCTAAAGCGTAGACGACATACACAGCTTCACATTACCGATTTAGGTCTTATTCGGGTGGCAAAAAGGATCAGACACAAAAAAGCCGAAACTCGTAAACTTACGAGTTTCGGCAGGGGCAGAACTAAGGGCTTTTACTTAGACGGTCAGAGTCATTTTGCTCCAAGCGTCAGCGAACAGCTTGTGGCTCATTTCGCCGTAGTCGACACGGAACCCAGTAGCGCGGCGCATTACATACTGCTCGATAGCAGAGTAAGAAGCGCTGACGTTGATTACGCGGCGAATCGCGTAGCTGGAATCGAGACCGACAACAGTGTTGGCACCGATCAGACCGGTGTCGAGCAACAGAACACGCGGCGCAGTAAGGCCAAGATTCTCAATGCTGAACAGGGTGTCGATACGTGGGCTGTTGGGATCGTCAGTGAACATGGTCGGCTTGCCAGTACGGCTTTCGATAGCCAACGCAGTGTCGATGTCGCACAGCAGATGGGTCAAGGTGCGCTTCTGGTAGTCCTGACGCAAGTACTTGATCCACGCCTTCTGGCTGATCTCGCCTGCGCTGGTGACAGCCGCGTCGAAAGACTGGGCAGTGACGGAGCTAAGTGCGTTCTCGCCCAGATCAACGTCGCCGTTGACCATGTTGCCGATGTCGCCTTCGATCATCCGAATCCGCTCTTCGCGGGCCTGATGAGTCATGGCAATACCAACCAGATCGAGAGTGGTAGCCTGCAGCGCTTCGTCGGAAATCTGGATACCAACCGCTTTGGTGGGGATGCGGCGAGTGGTGTCAGAAACGGTGATGGTAACAATCGCAGGCGGCTCAGCCAGCTGTGAAATAGGCTGGTTAGCCATCTCAGGATCTTTCGGCGCGGACGTGTCGATGACCGGCTGCTCGATCTTGGGAGAAGTCACAGTCTGAGTCTGTGCAACCATCGCGTTGTAGCCGTTCACAAAATCAGAACGGTCTTCCTGCAGCTCGGACTCGATCAGCTGTAGGACAACTTCAGGGTAAAGCAGGCGGCCAGAAGGCGTGCTGTTGCCAGTGCCGTCAGGACGGATGATAGTGCCTACGTTCAGGTCGACCGAACCGTCCAGAACTTCCTTCATCGTAGGAGGCATGATGCCACTGGTGGCGTCGGAACGAACAAACAAATTGGCAGAAGCCATCATCTGCTCAAACGCTGTACCACGTGAAGCGTCGATGTCAGAGACTTTACGGTTCAAGTACTGAGACAAGCTCAAGCCTTGATCGGCGGCTGCGCGATAATCGCTAACCTGTACTGGAACTTCTACCGCGTTACCGGCGCTGTTAATGACTGAGTAAACAGCCTTATCGTCAGAATGTTGAGGCATTGTATTTACTGCTCCTTTCTCGCTCAGTCAGTCAGTTAGATGCGTTCGATGATAACCATGTCGCCAGCAGAACCGTTGCCGGTAACGTGACGAAGAACGCGCCACCGGTAAACAGAGGGCGAACCATTTTTAACTTGAGGGTAGCCGTTGGCGGTACCCAAAGCGATCGGCAAGCCTGCGACAATTTCTGCACCGATAGCTACCTGACCTACTTCGTCACTACCTACCTGCGCACGGAAACGCTTGTCACGCTGTACCGAGCCAAAAGAATAGCCGTCATTTACAGTGTTTCCGTCGACAGCAACCACGACACCTTCGATGTCGTCGCCAGCAGCAACTTGCACGTAGTTCTGAGCAGCGCCCAACTTAACAGCCTGGCCAATGTCTACTGAACCGAACTCGTTGGTGTTGTCTCCCAGACCGGCACTAATAACGTCAGCGTGTGGGCTGTTTACCAGCGGAGTGAAAACAAAATCAGTCATTACGTTTCCCTTTATGAAATATCAGTTAAGAGCGTGAGATGCGGGTCGCAGCAGAAACTGCGCGGTGCATGGCATTAGAACCAGCTGGTTGGGTATCCGTAGCAGAATCTTCGGTGGGAACTTCAGTCTGCGCACCGACCGGAAAACGATTCAAGAACGCCGCATTGAGCGCCTCGTACTGGCTAACCAGAGCGCCGATCTCAACACCGTCGAGTGACTGTGCCGCGCCCCCAGTAGCTACCTGTAAACGCTGGATGGCAGTCGCTACAACTGGGGTAGCCGCCGCCAGAGAAGCTGTCAGCGTTTCAACTTGGGCGCTGAGAGATGTAGCTTGCGCCTTAGCCTCGGCAAGGTCGGCGTAAGCAGAGGCCAGCCTTTCAGTTACTTGTAGTAACGCCGCGCTGTTGGAAACGCCATCACCAGCAGCTCCAGCTGGTACGCTAGACTCGCTATCACTACCCGCGTCAGCTGTAGCCGCAGCGTCAGCGTTAACTTCCACGCTTCCATCGCCAGCAGAAACTTCGTCAGAAGCCGCCGCGTCAACTCCCTGAATACCGCTTCCGTCAGATACATTAGCGTCTCCTTCAGTCGCTGATACCTCGGCCGCAACTTCCTCTGCAGAAGCAGTACCGCCGAGTGCGATGGCCGCCTGATCCTGCTGGGAAATAACTTTCTTTTTACCCATACTAGATACTTCCAATCGTTGATTACCACTCCTAGCGGTACCGCTACTAAGGGACTCCTGAAACTCGGATAACGCCGTCTCGAAAGTACCCAGACCGTCCACCAGACCTATTTCTACAGCCTCTCGACCAAGAAAAACCTTACCCTCTGCCGCATGACTCTTGACGTAATCTTGCGACAGGTTTCGGTTTTCTGCCACTGTACGCGTAAAAACATCGTAAACAGCGTTCATTTCCGCCATTGCCTGCTCTTTAGCGTCTTCCGTCAAAGGCTCGTAAGGGTTGACCAATGCCTTGTATTTACCCACCCGAAGAACATTTGTTGTTATGCCCTCTCGGGCCAGCGCTTTGGAGACTTCCTGATGTACCGCGATCACGCCGATCGAACCGACATTGGACAGCTCGGATACCGTCAGACCTCTGCCGGCAGAACCCAGCCAGTACGCCCCCGAAGTTATGCTGGTACCACTATAGGCGCTCACCGGCATTACGTTTTCGTCAACGTGGTGGAGGAAGTCACTCATTTCGGAGATGCCTTCTACGGCGCCCCCGGGAGAGTTGATGTCGAGCATGATCCCATCAACACCGTCCGCGCTGGCCGCCTCAACAATAGCAGACCGCAATGCCGGGTAAGACGTGATACCGATGAACTTATCCCAAGGAGACTCCTCGGTGGTCAACGGGCCCGACACGCTGACAACGGCAACATTATCGACCCTCTGCACCATGTGGTCGTAATCACCAAACTCGCCGGAGAAGGCATCACGAGCCTCTTTCTGAAACTCGCTTAAAGCAGATAAGGACTCAGTCTTCATCGTGTCCCTAGTTTCTGCGTAATCCTGATAACTCGCAGCGGATCCCAACCATAACCTACTGGGCATTTTTATCACTCTCCATTGGATTTGCCACCCGCATTTTGAGGCTGGTCGCTCTGTAGCGCCCTGCCCATTGGATCGTCATTAGGGGAGGCCTCTTCAGCCCGCCCTTTAGAACTGCCGTTAATAAACATCGTCCCACTCAGCGGAGGCGCAGTAGGTGAACGCTCACCTGTGCCCAGCGCTTCCGCAGCCTCTTCGTCGGTAATAAAACCGTAGGACAAAAGCTCTAACACCCTGGCCTGACGCATCGTCTTGAACGCTTCCAGCTCGTCTTCTGGCCGCAGGTTGATCGGGTTGAACTCCATCTTCACGTAAACGTCTGAACCGTAAAGACGAGCAGCCAACGTCAGCGCCCGACTGAGCACGTCCTGAACAGGGCGCTGGATAGCCGCCGCCGCTTTGAGAAATACCAGCGACTCAGTGTTGGACAGCGACTGACTGCCACCAAGACGGAGACCGAGAATCGAAGGGTGCGACTTCAGACTGGTCGCCAACATGCCCGAGATGGCTGTAACCAGATCGGGATAATCCGCCTTCACATTCTCAGTGGAGAGAAGGTCAGCCGATACCGAGTCGTAAGACACCAACGCGTCCTCCGGTTCCAGCTTGCGAACCACCGACTCCACGTCAGTGCGAATGTTCTCCATCCACTGCTTTAGCTTTGCCGGTTCCGCCCGGATTTCGTTAGGCGCCGCAGCCTGAACCTTCTCACCGTCGAGCGTGATAATCAGACGGCTGTGCCCGCCCCGGCGCTGCGCTCGGCGCATGTCCTCAACAAATTCCGCGTAGTAAAACGCCGTGTTCAACGCCGCTTCCATCATCGAGGAACTGTAAACGCGGTTGGTGTCCTGATGACTGGTGGCCACCCAGAAAGTGGGCAGGTTCAACTCGATGTCACCGTTTGCACCTTGCTGTGCAGGAAACTTGCCGCCGTCACCCCGACTCTTCCACTTCAATGTTTCCATCGGTGGAATCTGCAACCGGTCAGGTAGCCGCTGCTTGTTGAGTACCAGCTCGACTGCCAACCCGCCGGTTAACACCACTTCGCGCAAACCCGCTTCAACCGTACTGGCCATTGTCGGTTTGTCGGCGTAGCCCAGCGTATAGTCCTGCAGAGTGTCCATCTGGGCCATGATGGTTCGCGCTACTCGAGTACCGTCAGGACTGAACTGGTGTGTGCTCGACTCATACGCCTTCAGCGTCCAGCCGCTCATCGCCACCTGAACGTAATTGAAGACCGCTGTCGATACCGTACCGTCACCCTGCGCCAGCAGTCGAACAGCCTCGGTGATCTTTCCAATATCCCGCAGACCGCGAACGGTCTGGTTGAGAAACAGCGGGGAGTTCTTAGGGATCTCCTGACCGCGCTCGGTCGCGCTTGCCGGCCCCTCTGACTTGGCCTTATTAGCCAGAGTTCTGGGCAGTACCGTGGTGCCTGAATTCTTGCTCGTTTTTTCAGCCATTCATTAACCTTCGCTGCCTCAGTAAAGGGTGGTGAGAATCACCGTCCTCTTCCCCTAACGCCTCGCTGCTGACCTTGGCCGTACCCGCTAATGGCAAGGTGGGCGTCACGTGTGCGGTCGACCCCTTGTCTACCAGCTTGTCGGCCAAGCCCATGTAATTCAGCGCATGAGCATAGTGGTCGTCGCCGGTCTTTACCCAACGATGTACCAGCTCACCTTGGTTACTCATCTCAGAGACGCGCTTCATATTGCCCAGATGCGTCTCCATCAAATCCATTTCCGTGTGCTTCGGCCATTGAATGCTGCCGGTGTTCACCCGCTGGGCCAGCTCGTCAAAGGTCAATGTTCTGATCGACTTGATCGTACCCTTGTCAGGGTCTGCCTGCATCGAGGTCATCTGCGCTGGCAGGGAACGCACGTAGTAATTGCCGTACACCCTGCCGCTGTAATTACGCTCTACCAGCTTCAGCGCCGTAGAAAAGTCCGGCGCCGCATCCACCACGCAGCAGATAACGCCAAACCAGTCTATCAACTGCTGCAAGCGTGTGTGCAGATAATCGTTACCGTCCTGCTTCACCCGCTCCATGTACAGGATGTCCGTCGAGTGCTTCACCCGCTTGCCGATCACCACCCAGCTGGTCTTGCCCACGTCCACACCCATGACGCAGCCCGACCCGGCACCTTGGCCCGGCACCGTCCACGACGCCGTACTGTACTGCCGTATCCGTTCAACCAGAAACGAAGTCTCAGCGTCCTCGTAAGGCAAACCGACTTTGAAATTGACCCAGTCAGCCTTGCGCTCATAATCCCGCAGATACTCCAACGTGCGCGACGGCGGATTGATCGTCGGCACATCGAAAGGATAGACCTGATAACCACTTATCGCCGCATCCGGTCGCTTCGCCACCCACTGCCGTTTGTCAGGATCGTTCAGGTTCGCCACCGTGAACCGATGACGACACCCCGGGCAGGCCAGAAACGCCTTGCTGATGTCGTGCTCGCCAATGTCCTCTTTATCAAACTCGATGGTCGGCGCGTCAAACCCTGGAATCACCACATCGTCAAAGAAGTCGAGCGCCTGCCACGTGTGGCAACCGTCGCACTTGACCATGTAATGCTGCTGACTCGACAGCGAGAAGGTCTTGCTGACACCGTAACCTTCCACCGTAGGCGTCGAAAACTCCCGCCGAATCCCTTTGCCGTCGCCCAGCTTGGCGTGACCCAGACGCGAACTGAAAGTGGTCAGCGCCTGCTGGTTGCTGAAGTCCACCTCGTCGTTGATAAGGATGTCCGCAGGGATAGAGATCGCCGCCCCCTGGCCGAAACTACCGCGCACATACAGAAACGATGTGCCCAGCTGCTTTAACTCGGACGAATCGTTCGAGGAAGGTACCAGATCTTTCAATAGTGGCGACTGGTCGATAACAGGGTCGATTCTAGAC